GCTACAAATTCAATATAACCTCCACCCGGCAACTCTAGAACGTTGGGAGCAGATTAAAACGGTTAGCCCCTACAAGTTTTCCCAAGCCACCGCGCTACGTTGCGTTGATATGGTTGCTATTTGGCCGAAATTAAAACCGGCCACGTTTGACGATGCGATAAAAGCCGACACTCCCACGCTTGGCGCACTTGGTTTTTACCTGGGAGGCGAACAGGCAGTACAATTAATTGCCGAGATGATAACCGCCGCCGCTATTTTGCTAAACGTAGGGAAGAACCTTCAAAAGCACCAGCTTGAACCAATCGCCGAAGTTCTTTACACCGAGTTCAAACTTTTGACCGTTGCCGACTTTCGATGCGCGCTCCGGATGGGGGCGACTGGCAAATTTGGCCAAGTGTTTGATCGGTTAGACGTGGAAGTACTATCAAGTTGGTGCGCTCAATATTGGAGCCAAAAGGCGGACTACTGCGAAGGTTTAAACGCTCGAAAGCACAAAGAGAATAAACAACCGCCTTCCAACGCAATCGCAATGCCCGATTTTTTTAAAGAGTGGATGCAAGAGCGCGAAGGATGGAAGCAGCGAGAAAAAGCAAAGTTTGAACCGGACGAGGCGCTTTTGAAGCAGTGGGAGAAGGAATGGGAAGCGATTGACGATGAATCCAGGCCGGAGTTTGGGCTATATGTCAAACTTAAAACTCAGATGCTTTTTCGATGAAACACATATCCCTATTTAGCGGAATTGGCGGTTTTGATTTGGCAGCAGAATGGGCAGGGTGGACAAATGTTGCATCGTGCGAAATAGCGGACTTTGGGAACAAGGTTTTGCAATACTATTGGCCACAGGCATACCACCACCGCGACATTCACACTTTAACCGGACAAATTTTAAACGATGAAATACAACAACGATTCGGAGCAGATTGGCAAACAGATGGAACTATTCTCACAGGAGGTTTCCCATGCCAACCATACTCAACAGCGGGAAAGCGACTTGGGAAGGAAGACGAGCGCCATCTTTGGCCCGAAATGCTTAGAGTTATTCGGGAGGTTCAACCGGAATGGATTGTGGGCGAAAACGTTCGCGGGCTTGTTAGTTGGTCAGGAGGGTTGGTATTCGAGGAGGTGTGGACTGACTTGGAAACTATTGGGTACGAAGTACAACCGTTTATACTTCCAGCTGCAAGCGTCAACGCACCACACAAACGAGAGCGAATTTGGTTTGTTGCCTACTCTGATAGCTGGCGACTGGAAAGGGCAAAAACGGAGCGATGGAACGGCAAGTATGTTGAGCGGAATAGTAGCGTTAATGTTGCCAACGCCAACTACGAGGGATGCCAACGGAATAGAACACTCGCCATCACAGAAAAACAAGTCAAGGTTAGCGCCAACGATAGGCGATCTTTACGAACAAGAGCTTGGGACAACTTCCCAACTCAATCCGCAGTTTGTTTTAGAAATGATGGGATTTCCGAGCGACTGGACTCTATTACCTTTCCAAAGTGGAGAAACGAAAGCATTAAGGCCGCAGGAAACGCAATAGTACCACAGGTAGCCTATCATATTTTTAAGGCAATAAACGATTACAGGAATTTATAAAACCAATTTAAGTAGATACTTTTTATTATCACTTATTGTATATACATTTGCAATTCAATTTAAACTTAACTTATTATGTTACCGGATCAAGATTACTTAGAACTATTACAACGAAAGCTCAAAAAGCACGCCGCCACTGGCGTAGAGGTTGCGCAAAACGACCTAAACGCGCACTTATTTCCGTTCCAACGTTACATTGTGCAACGAGCGCTCAAAGCGGGCAAATACGCCATCTTTGCGGATTGTGGACTTGGCAAAACGCTTATGCAATTAGAGTGGGCAAAACAAGTCGTTGATTTTACTCAAAGGCCGGTTTTAATACTGGCGCCATTGGCAGTAAGCTCTCAAACAATAATGGAGGGCGACAAATTTGGAATACCAGTTAAAAACTATACTCATTTTGATGGGAGCAAAAGTATTTTTATAACCAATTATGAGCAGCTTGAAAAAATAGACGCATCTGTTTTTGCGGGCATTGTATTGGATGAAAGTTCAATACTAAAAAACGAAGAAGGCGCAATCAGGAATTTAGTAATTGAAAAATTCTATAATACTCCTTTTAAATTGGCGGCAACCGCAACGCCTGCGCCTAACGATCCAATGGAACTTGGCAACCATGCAGAGTTTTTAGGATCTATGAAAAGGTCTGAAATGTTGGCAATGTTTTTTGTTCACGATGGCGGAGAAACGTCAAAATGGCGTCTTAAAGGTCATGCAAATGAAGCGTTTTATAAGTTTGTAGGAACTTGGGCTATTATGTTATCTAAGCCATCAGATATTGGATTCAATATTGATGGGTACGATTTGCCGCCATTAAATTTTATAGAAAAACAAATTGAAACAAAAAAAAGGGACAACGGTCAATTGTTTAATAATGTCGCTATTTCTGCAACTAACTTTAACCAAGAATTAAGGCTTACAAAGGTAGATAGGCTTGAAAATGCCATAAGCATTGTAAATTCAAGTACAGAGCAGTTTATAATTTGGATTAAGCAAAATGAAGAAAGCGAAATGCTATTAAAGGCGATTCCTGGTAGCGTTGAGGTTAAAGGATCTGATTCTCCTGAGTACAAGTCAAGCAAATTGTTAGGTTTTGCTAAAAATGAATTTAGGGTACTGATTACTAAAACCAAAATTGCGTCTTATGGCTTAAACTATCAAAACTGTAATAATCAAATTTTTGCAAGCCTTGACTTTTCATTTGAAGGTCTTTACCAAGCCATCAGACGTTCATACCGATTTGGCCAAAAGAATGAGGTCAATATTTATATTATTTCAACGGATACAATGTCCAATGTAATTGAATCGATAAGGCAAAAAGAAAAACAGTTTAAAATTATGCAAAATGAAATGGCAAAATCTGTAAATGTAGAATTAAACACAGTTCAAATTGAGCTGGTAAATTCAGATGATGAAGTATCAAACGAATATTACTCTATAAAAAGAGGAGATTGTGTAAGATTGATAAAGGGCATAGATTCTGAGTCGATTGGATTTTCCGTTTTTAGCCCGCCATTTGCAGAGCTTTATACTTACAGCTCTCACGTTGAAGACATGGGTAACTGTTCAAGTTATAGTGAATTTATAGAGCAGTTTAATTTTTTAGTAAAAGAGCTTTATAGGGTAATTAAGCAAGGTCGCAACGTTGCGGTGCATTGTATGGATTTGCCAATTCAAAAAGGCAAAGAAGGGTATATTGGGTTGCGCGATTTTAGCGGAATGATAATACAGGCATTTGATGCTTGTGGATTTATTTACCATTCAAGGATTACAATTTGGAAAAATCCGGTAATTGAGATGCAGCGTACAAAAGCGCTTGGATTGCTGCATAAGCAAGTCAAAAAGGATTCAACAATGAGCCGTGTTGGTATTCCTGATTATGTTTTAGTTTTTAGAAAGGATGGAGAAAGGGAAGATCCAGTACATTGCCCTATTTCGGTAGATACCTGGCAAAAATACGCATCTCCCGTTTGGATGGACATAGATTATAGCGACACTTTACAGGGTTATGCGAACGGCAGAGATGATAAAGATGAAAAGCATATATGTCCGCTACAATTGCCGACCATAGAAAGGTTAATACATCTTTACACGAACGAAGGCGATACGGTTTTGACTCCCTTTATGGGTATTGGTTCCGAAGTATTCCAAGCGGTAAAGATGAACCGGAAAGGCATTGGATTTGAGCTAAAAGAGTCTTACTTTGATTTGGCGGCCCGGAATTGCGCGGCAGCGGTTGAGTCTAAAAAGCAACTATCTTTGTTTTGATATGAGGAAGGAAATTAAAGCCGACATTCAATCCGTTATTGATAGTTTTAGTATCATTGATGAATGGTGCAAAGAGTCAGCCGACATACTCAAACGAACATGCGAGTTGTATAAATACGACAAACAGAAGCTCCAAAGCATATTACCAACGCTTTATTTTTATAGGAGTTATTGCAGCGTCAAAAACGAAGTAGCAACGATGCGACAAATAGACGATTTGATAAAAAATTACTTTGAATGATTAAGCCCGAAACAGCCAATCAAATACAGGCAAATATTATCCGAGTAGTAAATTTTCAGCCCGGATGCGTTGCGGTACGCATTAATACCGTAGGTATTTGGGACGCCGCAAAAGGCGTACATCGAAAGTCGAACGGCGGTAAAGGAACTGAGGACGTTATTTGCTGTATTCGTGGTAGGTATGTCGGGATTGAAGTGAAAGCCGGAAAAGATCGGCAAAGCGAGGATCAAAAGCGCAGACAATTTGAAGTTGAGCGGGCGGGAGGTATTTACTTTATTGCCCGTTCAACCGATCATTTTTTAGAGTTTTTCACCAGAATTTTACAGATGTATAAAAAAGAGTAGATAAATTTGAAAATATATTTACTTTGTATTTACATTTGCAGTACATTCAATCTATTATATTATGACACACAAAGAGTATCAACAATTACAAGGGATCACCCAGCGCGCCGCCGCTTACCGGCTTAAATTCGTTGGGCTTGAATTTTCGCAGCATCAGGAATTAAGCGATCAACAACTTTCACAACTAAACGAGCGATTTAGCAAGGGCCGCAAAGTTATGCAGCGAAGCAGCCCGCGCGCCACTTTAACCACTCGGCCAAAAAACCATATCGTTGACGCCAACGAAATGATCCACTTGGCAAGCGTTGCCCAAAAAAAATTGGAGGCTAATATTAAAGAGCAGGAAGTTAGGCGCAAACGCATTCCAGCGCGTCAGCTACTACTCGACACAATCAACGCCGTTGAGCTTGTTTTTTTCGCTTATGGTATGGTAAAATTGTTTGGCGCCGCCGGCATTATTCCTGCCCTTATTCCAATAGCTTTTTATTTGTTTACAATACTCGATTTAAAGCAAGGCGGCCAAAGTTACCGATCCGACGTCGGCTTGTTTGTTTGTGCGTTGTTGGCGCTTGGCTTTATGTGGGTTCACGGCCAAACATTCAACGCCTGGTTGCCAGGTCAATTTTACACCAATCTATCATTTGCGGGTGCTGTTAGCGTGATTAGCTGGTTAGCGCTCGTTCAATCAATCAAACAAGATGAAGTCTAAAATTATTCAACTATTATACGTCGTTCGGCATCAAATCGAATCGACGCCGCACGGCTTACTTTTGCGCCTTATTACACTCGTTGCCCTACTTATTGTGGTATTGGTATGGCTGCCAAATTCAAGTGTTGAAATTAACATCCGCTTAAACGATGCAAGCCACCGGAACCAAATCGACCAGCGCGAACCGGAACCGATGCAACCGGTAATGGCGGGGCCGCCCATCGATGCAAGTGTATCATTTTCCATCAATGACAAGCCGAGCGAAGCAAAAGAAAGCAAAAGAGAAGCGAAGGCGGGCGAACTAAAAAAAAAGAGTAAAAAAGCCAAATATCCGGACTGGATGTACCTTCCCGATGCAAAGCAAACCAAAGAACAGCGATTTGCAGCAAAGTACCTAAGATTGGCTCAAATTGAGCGAGAAAAGTACGGTATTCCGGTCAGTATCAAATTAGCCCAGGCGATTTTGGAAAGCAACAGCGGTCAAAGTACGTTAGCATCAAAGGCAAACAACTTTTTTGGCATTAAGGGGAAGCACAACGGAAAGTACATACTCCGACACGATGAAGTCGGATGGGGTTTGCAAAAGTTTAGAAAATACCCTTCGTTGTGGCACTCCTGGCGCGATCATTCCGAATTTTTGCAGCAACCGAGATACGCTCGATTGAAGAAAGCCAAGAATTACAAACAATTTGCATACGGTTTAAAGGATTGCGGATATGCAACCGCGAAACATTACCCAAAGGCATTGATCCGCATTATTGAACAAAACAAACTATATTTACTTGACTAATGAAGCAAATCAAACAGATTTACGACTTTCAACAACGGTACCAACGCAAAATTGGCGTTTACGGGCAAAAGCCAAGCATGCAAGTATTTGATTTAAGAGTGCAATTAATTAGTGAGGAGCTTTTTGAGCTTGTAAAAGCTTGGAGGGAGGAGTCGGTAGTTAATTGCTACAAAGAACTAATTGATCTTATGTACGTCGTATTTGGAGCCGCCTGCGACTTCGGACTTCATCCGGATTTGGTAGAGCAGATATTTGACGAAGTACACAAATCGAACATGAGCAAAGGCACGAATGGGGAACCGGTTTTTAACGAAGCCGGGAAAGTATTAAAAGGCTACGACTATACGCCGGCGGATCTATCATTCTTGAAAGTGTGATGTATATCTATCAAATATTTGCCCGCAATTTAGATCCGGTGTACATTCCCGGCAATGACCAAGAGGACGCAATTAACACCTTTTTGAGTTGCACTCATTTTGCGGAGTAAGTGACATTCAATCAATTCATAAATTAGGGCTACTTGTTTTTGATAATGGATCTTTGTCGCTTATTATGGATCGGCAATTTTTTAAATATCAAAATCAGCAGCACGCAATAAAACACAGTCTTAAAATGCAAAATACAAGCCATCAAGCACGCGAATTAAACGCGCCAAAAGCGCCTTCGCAGAAAGAGCGCATATTTTTACACCTATTGTCAGCCGGCCCGCTCACGGCAAAAGAGCTAAGCGGAACGACTCAACTACAAATAACGACTGTTTATGCGCGCCTAAATGATTTAAAGCGTGGATTCTATTACAAGGGAGCAAGCTACGAGGCGTACGAGCAGGAGATAGTGAACGGTGAAATTCGTTGGGGTATCCGCTTCCAGATTAGGCAGTTCAGCGAAATAGAGCGCATTGAACAAAAAATAAAATACCTAACTGAAAAGCTCGACGAATTAAAGCGCACGATGTAACTTTGTGCAATGGCGAAGCAAAAGGAAGTTGAAGAGATGCGACCGATTAAAGGCCGATTTACTAAAACGGAATTTATCCGAATTGCAAGGCCAACGTACAAAGAGCAAACCGAATTAGTTTTTGAGCAGTTTTTGAATAGCGGAAAGATTGAACCTATTGGAGTAGCAGGTATTGAAGGTAAAGTTTCTATCTTTTCATGGCGACAGGGGCCGGACAAACGAGTCCGGCCCTATGAGTTTGGTAATTGTTGAATGTCATATATAATAGATTGGTGAAAGTAGCCGCCGTAATGGTCGCTACTTTTTTTAATTTTAAAACGTTGGTTATCAATACCTAATTAAATAATGTATAAAAAAGTTTAAAAAATATTGTGCAAACACTTGCACAGAATTAGAAACTGCCTTATCTTCGTGTTATAATTAAGACAGACATTCAAATTTTACGATCATGACAACTCAACAACTTTGGAGCAAATTGCAATTTAAGGGTGAATTTTCCGGCGTTGCCATCTGCCATTGGAGAATTGACGGCAAAGATGTAATCATCAGAAGCACAGACAAAGTGGCCATTGCCGCCGTCGATCGTTTAGAGCGTTGTTTATTACATCCAAAAGATTCCTATAATGGATTAACAGTTCGTAAGGCTTTAAATATCTTGTATAAATTAGTTAAGTAAAGCCATAATGACAAAAGCGGCGGAATTATTTAAACAGCATATATCTGAAAAGCTCCTGATTAATAAAACTGAATGTACGGATTGGAGTTTTTATGCGCTTATTTTGGCTAAGGAATTTAAAAAATTAGGAACATTAAACGGACTAACTATTGAAGAGGCCGCCGAAATTATAGAATCTGAAATTAAACTGTCTATTGATATGCAAATCCTAACAAAGCCCGAAATAAGCTACACCGACAACGGCAGCGGCTTTCTTTACCTAACCAACAAAGAAACAGGAAAGCGGATCAACTACGACTCCCACATGCCCGCTCACCTCGCATCGGTAAAGTATCGGGAGTTGTTAAAGTTAGATGTTGTTGTTGTTAAAGACATTACCTTACTCGACATTCCGATATTTTACTTGGCTACAAAAAAAATCGTGTAAATACTTGCACAATATTAACCACCTACTTAACTTTGTCAAATAATTGTTACCAATATGAAATACTTGCTATTCGCATTAATTACAATCGGCGTTACTAAATTAAGCGCACAAGGCCCGGCAATTATTCCCGCCGCGCCATTCCACCCAAAAGAAGTAGTTAAGAACATACCGACACCAAAGCCCGTGCGAATGAGTGCGGGCGCCCCAAAGATCATTAGTGATAGCATCACTCTTCCGCCGGTAAAACCGACATTAGTGGTAAGGCAACCGTCGAAGCGGTCGTAAGATCGTGGAAGCAACGGGAGTCAAATGAGGCTCCCAAATATCAGGGCAACGGTTAGCGGTTTATCTCTCACGCTGAGAAGTATTTTTCGCCCGCTGCCGGTTCGATTCCGGCGCCTTGACGTGTGAAAGAATGTTTTTTGTAGGGGCGTGGCGAACGAGTCGCGCTCCTTTTATTTAAAAGATTATGCTAATTATTCAATATATATTTGCCTCTTT